CGGCGTCAGGTTGGCAGCGATGATCCTGGCAGCTGCGGCGGCAGCGTTGGCGCGCTCTCTTTCAACGCCAGTGGCTTTTTCGGAAGCACGAACAAACGTCTCTTGCGAAATCGCACCTTGCTCAAGGAGCTCACCGAGGCGATCCAGCTCGTCGGCCCGACTTTCTTCCTCCGTCCGCAGTTCCGCAGTGATCCGCAGCCCTTCTTCAAATGCAGCCGCCGACGACTTCGCCTCGTCCGCGAGCTTGCCAAAAGCTGCGGCGTACTGTTCTGGGCCTATGGCGCCGTCCCTTAGCTGCTGGGCCAGCACAGAGAACTTGGCGCCAAGCTCTTCCTGAGCCTTGCCAGCGGCGGCCGTCTTCTCGGCAAACGGGACAAAGACAGCCGTGGCCTTCTCAGCCTGCGCTGCCAGCTTGTCCAGCGCACGGTCTACAGGAGTCAGACTCTTGGCGAGCCCAGAGGCGTCGCCTGTGACCTTGAGTGCCAGCCCGAGGATATTCGCCATTAGTCACCGCCTAGAGCTGCCTTCAACATTCGTAGCTGCGCGAGCATGTTGTACTGGTGCTGCGGTGGACGCTCAATGGGATTGAAGTCTTCAGCCGACGGAGCCTTCCCCTTTGCTGAGTACGGTGCCAGAATCGCGCTTACCTCGAGTCCGGTCTGCCTCCACGGGTCGGGAAGGGCTTGGAAATATCTCGTGTATGCCATCCACTCGGCCAGCTCGCGGCTGTCCATTCGCTGGCACAACTCGCCAACCGTCATCCCCAGGTGTCCTGCCAACGCAAACAGAAAGCGCCGCGTTGGCAAGACGCTCAGGTTTTTCCCAGCTGCTCGACGTCCGCCTCCGTCATGTTGTTGTGTTTCAGTGCCTCGTCGAACAGCCTGCCCATCACAGCGCCGCTCTTGTTGGACAGCGACACGATCTGCTCACGAGTAAAAAGCAGCTTGCCAGCCTCGTCGCAGAGCACGCGGTACAGGTACTCGGTGCGGAAGTTTTCCACGCCCGACTCGCGCTTGCCCATCCAGAGCCTCTCGTACGAATCACGTTCCCCGACGCTCATCACTCGGATGTAGACGTCGCCGCCCCATTCCTTCACCTTGACCTTCTTTAGGCCAAGGTCATCGCTCGCAAGAATCTGTTCTGCCGTGAGAGCCATATGTTCCTCTACTCTGGCGAAAATCGGAGCGTCACTGTGTAGCGCCCGACGTCGTTGGTTTTCGCCTCGACAGTCACTTTCTCGAAAATGGCCTTGTGCTCAAACTCAAGGCCACCGCCGGAAATCTTGAGATTTGCACGCTTCCCGTAGTTGGAAGCGCTGCAATTCGCTGACCCGAGGCACACTATGTCTATAGTGCCAAGGTCAAGCGCAAACGGCAGCAGAGTCTCTGGGCATTCCCGAGACAGCGGCAAGCTGCCGCCCAGTGAGGCCTTGAAGTCAACGACTTCAACAAACTCAACCTCATTCCATTCAACGGTAACGCCAGCTGTCGGAGTCGCCACAGCGAAGCTCCGATGTTAGACGCGGGCAACCCTGAACGTGGCCTGGCCCTTTACGACGTCATTGACGGCAAACGTCAGCGACGAACTCGCGACCGTAGCGTTGGCAGAAAGAAGCTGCACGCCGTTGGCGGTGATAGCGAGAGTGCCGGTAGCGCCGTCGCTAAAGACGTTTTTGCCCAGATACTCAATCGTCACCTCGCGGCCGGTGTCTCCAGCGGCACCCTTTAGCGGCCGGTCTATAGTCAGCGTGGAAGCGCCGGCGGTCAACCCGAGATGCGATACGTCAATTGTGTTGTCCGCAGTCGGATCGTTCAGGTTGTAGGAGATGTTCGTGACGACAATCGAGCTGCCGTTAAAGCTAAACGTCGTGCCGGTCGAATCGTGGGGCGTAACAGACATTCTTTAACTCTCCTGCCAGAGTATTCCGTAGGTCTGCTGGACTGTGTAGACCGGCGGGAGATCACCTCCAGCCAGCTGGGCGAACCCGTCAGACTCGTTGTCGAGGGACACGTTCGCTACGACCGTATTGTCGAAGGTGCCGCCCCACCCATCCAGAGATTGCCGGCACTGGTCCGCAATATCTCTGGCGGCTTCGTACGTCTCCGCGAAGATGTCCAGCGACAGGCTTACAGTTGCCACGCCGACCGGCCCCTGCAGCGACTGCGACCGGATGACTGACACTCGCCGCCAGGTGACAAATGGCAGGGCCGCCGTGGCAGGCGCCAGCACCGGATAGGCCCGGCTGCCAATGAGCGCCGACACGCCTTGCGTTGTGACGAGACGATTGCGAATCGCCGCTTCGGGACTTTTGAGTGCCATTGGTCAAACTCCCGAAAGCGTACCTTCGGCCCTGTACGTGAGCGTGCTCAGGGCGCGCTCCAGGCTGATGCGCAGTTCCTGCTGCAGAATAAACGCCACCTGCCCCTGCGTCTGGGCAAAGGCCGTGCGCACAGGCGGCACGCCATCCCTGCCGCCAGCAGGCGTCGGCGGGATGACGATGGGATTTTTGGACTTCTTGAAGTAGGCGTTTGGGTACGCCGGGTCTGTCGTGAATCCGCCGCCTTGGCGCTTCACAATCGAAAACGGCCCAAGGCGGTTGAAAGACGACGCTATATAGGCGTTCTGCCCGCTGACCGTGTGGACAACGCCTTTCCCTTGCACGGTCTCCTGTCGGCCCAGCCGCGTGCGGACGAATGGCACCGTCGGGCTGGTACGCTGGTATGGCTTGTTGCTGAACTTCGCCACGACGCGCTGCTGCGTCCCGTACTCGATCCACCACTGGTGATAGCCACGGTCGCCTGCCTTGGACTTGGACACACGGACTTGGCCGCCAGCGGCACTTCGTGACGCTTCACGGCCCGACCGCTTGTAGCCAATCAGCCCAACGGCGTTGCCGTCCTTTGGATACGCCTTGGCCAAGTACGACGCCGCAGCCTTGAGGTTGCCCGTAGGGCCGACCGGCGTGAGTTCGCGGAGCCGCCTGTAGGCAGGGAAGATTGCCTTTTCCAAGGCATCCTTGAGCGTCTGAGCAGTGAAATTCCGGTCGCCCAGCCCACGGATGGCGTCGCGCACTTTCGTCAGCTCTGGGTAATCCGCCGAAATGACGATGCCAGCAGTGGCCATCTAGGAGTTCTCCTGGCAAATGGCTTCGTGCTCGCTGCGGTTGCCATGCTCGAGCAGGCTCACGATCTCCAGCGTCTTCGACCGCCACGAAAATCGCATCGACTGCGTCAGGCCGGGCAGATAGCGCATCCGCACGCGGTGGCTGATGGCAATTTGATTTTGCCCTGCGGTCAGCTGCTCGCGGGACGACACGCCCTCAACGCTCGCCCAGACAGCCGTGCTGTCGCTCCACGCCAGGACCGTTTCGCCCAGCGTGTTGGTCGAGCCGCTGGCGATCTGCACCGTGACGCGCTCGCGTAGCTCGCCTGGGCGGATCATTTGTACCCGCCCCACTTCTGCGACGAGAGCAGGGACTCCACGGCGAACTCTAGTTGCTTGCTGATAGAGCCAACCAGAACCGCCGAGCGGTGGTCGTACCAGAAGGCCACCAGCATCAGCATGGCGTGCCTAATGGCTGCCGGGACGTCGGCACCGCTGGCACCGTAGCCAGCCCACCACGTAACGCTGACCGAGTTGTCATCTATCCGATGGGCAGGCCAGGTCTGCCCATAGACCGGCGTGATCTCGCCAGGCGTGCTGTTGCGGTCCACCCGGTACGTCTGAGTCGCCAGCGTGGCCGTCTCGCCACTCTCTAGCGTGTAAGTGACGCTCACAGCCGTTTGCCCGGCGCTGGTGGCCATGGGCGGCCGTGGCAGCTCTATCTCGTCTCCTAGCGTCCCCAGACGCAGCGTCCACTGGGTGTGGACGAGCGTGCGGTCCAGGTAGGACTCCACCCACTCACGGGCCGCAGAGACCAGCCCAGCGATGTAGAGGTTGTCGTCGTCGCCATCGACGCGCAGGTGGGCCTTGGCCTCGGCCACGCTCACGGGTTCCACGAGCGGGCCGGAAGTCCTAGTCAGGCTATAGCTCACTGCCTGCGTCTCCGTTTGGGCGTGGCGTCGGCTCGCTCAACGGGCCGGTCGATGGCAGCCGTCTCGAGCAGCTGCCCCTGCTTTTCCTCTACAGCGATGCCTCGGCCCAGCCATTCGGCAGCCAGCCCGCCAGGAACGTCCACGACCTGGCCTGGCCGATAGCTGCCGTAGGCCCGCAGCAATTTCATCTTCTTCATTGGGGCACGCTCCATGCAGTTTCCGGGCGTTTCTGCGACGTATTGAACTCCGTTGTGTACTGAAACACGGGCTTGCCCAAGTCTCGGCCGGGCCATGAAATCATGTACTCGCCGTGGCCGACACAGACGCGCGGGCTGACGAAGATGCGGTTGCCGCTCGCCCGCCAGTTCGCCCAGAAGTGGATGTCGCTGTCGCGGCGGCCGTCGCCGTAGCTTCCGGTCGGGTCTGGAGTCTCAAGGAACCACGGCTTCTTCGCAAGCTTGAGCGCTGCCGTGCTGATGACTGTCAGTCCGAAATGGGCGCTGTCCACTTCCTGCACGGGCTCGGCAAACCAGCTCGCCGGCAGCGTGGTCACGCCAGACTCTGGCGGCGAGTCCAGCGTGCCTTTCAGCGTTAGCATCGGGCGGCCGTCTTCTCGCTTCACCTGAAGCCCAGTAATGGCATCGCACTGAAACGTCATCGCCATGGCAAATAGGTGCTCGACGTCTTCACGAGTGAAGAACGAGTCCATGTCGATGGTCAGAATGTATTCCGCTTTGTCGATGAATTGCTCCATCGTGCGGGTCAACACCTGTGACCAGAAAGCGCCCTGGCCAATGGTCGGGCGGATGCCCAGCGGCATGAGCGCCTGCGCCCAGGCAAAGAAGTTCGAGAACGCCCCAAAACGTGGAGCGGACAGGATGGCTTCGACCCGTACTTCAACCTGCGACTCACCTACGCGGACAAGCATGGCAACCCCATAAAAGAGAGCGGGCGGCCCCGTTTGGAGCCGCCCGCCCAGCGTTGCACACTTGTCAAGCAGTCAGGCTCACGCACCGACCAGCGCGATGACCGGGCCAGCGACCGTGTCGCTGCCGATGGTGTGATGCGACAGACCCACCCTCGCAATTGCGCGGATAACCGTCTGGTCGCTGAGGAAGTTGACCTGGTCGCTGCTCTGGATCTCCAGCCCCATGCGGCTGCCGTAGATCGAGCTGTTGGCCATGTCACCATACAAGCACATCACCTTGCCGGTGGCATCCTCGCTGCCCGGGAGCTGGTCGGTGAACACGACCGGCGAACCCAGGAACGTCATGCCCATGCCAGCCGAGAGACCAACAGAGCCGCCCTGGTTGAGGTCGAGCGCCTGCATGCAGGTCGCAAAGAAGTAGGGCGAGCAGAACCAGCGAGCACCAGAACGCGAATGCTGGGGAACCTTCGCCATCATGGCGAGCAGGTTCGCCTTCGTCACCTCGTCCGGCGTGTCACCGGCAGCGGTCACGAGCGACGCCGCGTAGTCGTTGGTCGTCGTCTGGCTCACGGTGGTGGTCTTGAGCAGACCGCCAGCGTAAGACGTCACGAGACCAGCCACGCCGGGGGCGTTGCTGGGGTTGCCAAGCCACGCCGCCGACTCAACCGCATTGGAGATCCCCAGAGCCAGCTCCGCAGCAATCCAGTCAGCGATGCTGACGATGGAGTCCTGCAGAAGCTCGCTCGACACCACCACGGCAGCGCCGAGCTTCTTCGCCGTCACAGTCACCTGCGTGGCGTTGGGGTCAGCCGGAGTAATCGCTGAATTTTCAGAGATCCACCCGCCCGACAGTCCCGCCGTGCGTTTTGGGAAAAGAACGACGTCGGAAGGCATGGCGACGCTGGTGGCGTTCTGGGCAAACGCCGACCACTGCTCAACCAATCTCAGCACAGAACTGCTGAGAACGTCAGGAACGAAATTGCTACCAGCGCCAGATCCGCCAGCCAGAGCACGAGCCTCAACTCCGTGGTCAGCGCACCACTGGCGGGCGTGGGTGTCGCCCGACTTGGCCTTGAACCACATGCCAGCCTTGTAGGCATCCTCGGCCTTGGCGAACGCACGCAGGCGACCCGAGAACGGAACCGCCTCGACCCGCTCGGCCTTCCGCTCCTCGGTCACTTCAGGGGCGGGCGCACAGCGCTCGACCACCGACCGCAGGGACTTGGCCGACTCAGCGACCGACTTCTCGAAGTCGATCTTCTTGGCGAGGTCGCCAGCTCGCTTGTTCAGCGACTCCAGCTCCAGGTCGCGCTCCGCAATCTTGTCAGCGTCGTCCGACTCGATGGCACGTACAGCGTCGATCCGGTTGGCGAGGGTAACCGCCTCGTCCTGCAGCTTCTTGAGGGAATCCATATGCGCAAGTTCTCCTCGGCGGTATTGCCGTGGAGTTCACGCTATGGCTGGGCTTGCGTCCCCTTGCAGAATCGCACCTCGGAATGTGTTGTTTTTACAAAGCAGGTGCCGCGTGCGCCGCAGCGAGGGCAGCGCAGGTAACGCTGCCGCTCGTTGCCGACAGGGCGGCTTGACCGTGTCCGCAGGCGCTCTCCGCACCGGCACCGAACGTCAGACATTACGCAGCCTCAGAGACCACGCCGCAGCGGCGTCACGGGTCAGCGAACGACGCACAACCTCGGCGGCCTCCACTGGCTGCGGCTGCTGTTCAGCCCGCCACGCCTCGTATGACCGCAGCGCCACCGATGCACTTGTGGCAGGGTACGCCGGAACCAGAACCGGCCCGACGTCATAGAGCCCGCTCACCTCGCGGATCTGGCGAACGGCGTTGCCGTCGTCGCCCTGGCGGAAGCCTTCGCCACCCTTGTCCACCGTGAAGGCGAACGACGAGCCACGGACATCACGACGCTGAATCAGTTCCATGACGTCGGCGCGGCTCACGGGCGGAGTCACCACGTACCGCAGCCCCTTGTCGTCGCTGGACAGCTCTAGCGTTCCGCTCGAGGTGCGGCCCAGGACGATGTTGCTGTCGTGGTTGAAGAGCGCCACGACGTCCTGCTTGCCACGCTGGCGAGTCAGAATCTTGTCGAAGGCACCCGGCAGGATTTCTTCACGGAAGCCGCCAAGGTCGAGCGACAGGCGGTTGTAGACAGCGGCGTAGCCGATGATGGCAGCACGGCCATCGGCACGGCTTTCCACCACCAGCTCGTTGTCATCCTCAAAAGCAAAGTCCCGGCGTTCAATTTCCATTCGCCTGGTCCTCCTGTGCGGTCGTGCTGTCCTCGGTGTCGTCCTCTGGCGTGCCGTCCATCGGCTCGGCCGGGGTGTCCTGGGGAGCGGGCTGCTCTTCGCCCACCTTATCCAGCGTGGTCATGTTCAGCTGCACAAAGTGCTTGTCGCCATCCGGCCCGATGGGGTTCAGGTTCTCCAGCTCCCGGATCTCGTTGACCGTCATCCAGCCATTCTGCAGCGCCGACACGTAGTAGGCCGACCGGCTGGCGTGGTCGCCACGTAGCAGGCCGCTCACGCTGTGCTCGGCGAAGTACGTCTCGTCGTCCACGATGAGGTCACGGCTGATAGCGGATTCCCACCGCCGCAGGTGAGGCAGCAGACAGTGCTGCAGGAACTCCGTGCCTTGCACCTCGATGTTGCTGTAGGTCGAGCGGTCGAGCTGCTGAATCAGATGCGGCGGCACCCTGAAGATTCGGCAGCACTCGTACACGCCAAACGCTCGAGACTCCAGCATCTGGGCAGCCTCGTTGCTGCTGCTCAGCTCGTGGGCCTTTACGCCGTTTGGCAGCACGGCAGTCCGGTGGGCACGATCCGGCCCACGGTGCATCCGCTCCCACTGCTCCCGCAGACGCTCGGCGGCTTCGGCAGGGATGGGGTTGTCCGACTCAAGAATCACACCCGGCCGGGCACCCGAGCCAAAGTAGCTGGCGGCATGGGCCTCAAGCGCCTGCGAAAGCCCGATGACGTTGGCAAACAGCTTATACGTGGGAATCGCCTTGACGCCGTCCTCGGTCGTGAACCGCAGGCAGAAAATCTGCTCCTGCGAGTAGAACGTCTCACGGCCATTCGGCTCGCGGTACTTGTACCGCAGCGACCCGTTCTCCAGCCGCTCGACCTCCATGCGGGACGAGTGGAGCGGCCACAGCTCGGACACCGCACCACGAGCACCCGGGCGGATCTCGGCGTAGCTGGCACCGTAGTGCAGATACATGCCGGTCATCCAATCCCGAAACTCCTGCGCCGTCTG